TACCAGTGGCTGTAATCAGCTTAGAAAAGTTACTGGCAGACGGCTTGCCCAATCGAGCAGCAAGCCATTCTTCCGTTCCCTGTTCGTGATCTAAGATAATCATTTCTTAGCTTCAAGCGCGGCTACGGCTCTGTCGTAGTGAATAGCCAAGACCTTATCTACCGAGCTAACCTTTAACCACTTACAGAACTTGGCAACATCCGTTCCAGTCTCTTCAAGTAATTGCTTGATATGAACAGCCTGATCATCGGCTAGAGGTTTTTTGTTGTCGCCTCTAAGCATTGCAGATTCCGCATCATCGTCAGCAGTTGGGATGCCAGCGATAGACTGTAAAGCGTACCGTCTTGCGTACGTTATGGCAGAGCCAGCGGCCTGTGGGTCTTGCTTAACAGTTGGCAGGGTGTATTCTTTCTCAAGGAATTGACCAGAAACGTGCATCAACAGAGTCACTACACCAATGCGATCCCCAAAACTGGTAGGGAATTGCGCGTAGCTTAATCCGTTATCAGCGAAGGGCTGCTTGATAGCCTTGATTACAGAAGTTAAGTCGGCATAACTAGACTTAAAGAAAGGGTTAGAACTGTCTTTAACAGCGCCACCCATTTGAGATTGCGCTTTGCATAGAGCTGCTGCCAGCTCATTGATTGATTCTGATGATTTCATTTATTGACCTCCTACGGTCTGTTCTTTTGCATACTGCTCACCATATCCAATCTGGTAAGCATCTGATTGCCCTTCTAGGGCTGGATAACCCAGCAAGCAGTCTAACTCGCCGCGTTCTAGGTCGTTTAAATCGTTGATTCCCATGTTGCCTCCTACAGCAAATGCCCCCGAAGGGGCGGTTAGATTATATTGCTTCGATGCGCTGACGGCCTAAATCTTTATACATTCTGTCGGTTAAGTCATTGCCAAGGTCAACAGTTCGCATAACGTCTGGGCGGTCTGTGTATTCTGCGCCTTCGGATATTGATTTAGTTACTGTAAATTCAATCACGCCGTTATAAATGCTAGTAATGATCCCTTCAATGTAGCAATCAGTTCGTGAGATGAAGTCATAAGAGCGGATGTTTTGGCCGATTTGAAAGTTAGTCATTTTGTAAATCCCGTTTCGTTGAATGAGGTACCATTATATTCTTTTCCTTTACAATGTGAAGCCTTCTTTTACATTTATTTTACGATAGGCGAAAAAAAGCCCCACACAAGGCAGGGCAAACAGGACTTTCAAGCTTTTCCGAGACGCTAAATTAGCGCGGAATTGCGCTCCGAAAGTATAACTAATCTATTTGGCCATTAATAGCTCCAAATTGCCGGATTAGTAAACCCGTCTTCGATAGTGCAGGCATCTAGGTGGATAAACCTGCCGCCACCTTTCTGCTGTATTCCTATTCTTTGTATACCATGCTTTTGAGCCACTCTAACGATCTCTAAAGCCTTTTCCCCGTTAGCTAACACATCTACCGCCTTTCCGGTTGTGTGCGCTCCTAGACGCTGTTTACGCGCTTCTATGGGGTGCAACGGGCATCGATAAGCGGATGAAAGGGGAAAGCTAAAGCCGCACTCTTTACGAATAGCATTTAGGGTAGCCAGAAAGCCTAAATCAAACTCGACTGTATTGCAGCCGCATTTGCAGGTCAGCTCTTTAGCTTTGAAGTAGTTTTTAGGCTCTTTAGCAGCATCTTTCTTTGGTGATTTAGCCATTGCTTTTAATCCTTTCTACAGTTCTAAGTGATCCAAGGCCAAGCATACCCATCAATACAGGCAGCATTGTACTGGTGTCAGCTTGGGGTATATCTACACCAACCCCAGCAGCCAGCGGCGATATCAAAAAATTTACGGCAAAACCGGCGACACAAATCCAGCCGGTTGCTGGCCGCCAGCCCGATTGGAACCAGTTACCCTTGGCCTCTTCGGTGTTTAACTTTATCTGAGCTAGGGCTATCTCCTGACCGTGACGTTCAGCCATAGTCGCCAGCTCGTGCGCTATCTTCTGCTTTGTGTCGGCATCAGGAATAAACTTGTCAAGAAGACCAGTTACGGGTGCTATTAAAGAATTTAAAATACTCATATAAACATCTTATCAAAAAAAACAGATCCTAATATTAAGGGGTACATACCCCACAGCATAACCTCTGCCTTAGCAAACCGCTTACTACCTTCGTCAAGGCGCTTTTCAATGTTCCCGTATCGAACAGTGCATTCTTTCTCGTGGCCTTCCAAACGAATTAAAACCTCTTTAGCCGTTGCCATTATTTCTTCACCATGAATATTATTGCATAGACCATTACTGGGATTACTGCTATCGCTATGCCGATAACGGTAACGAACTGTTTAATAAGCTTGATAGTTTGCTGCCTAGCCTGAACTGCCAGCCTTGCCTTTCTATCTCGCTTCTTTTTGCATTCACTTTGAAAAGCGAGCCAATCTGAATACATGCCTGCACGACAACTGTAGACCATGTAATCTTTCAGCCATTCTTCTTGCTCTTTAATCTTTTCGAGAGCCATAAAAGCCTCTAGGTCATTCTTACCCTTAGAGGCAACACGTTTAGCAATTGAGCTTTTACTGTCAAAGTAAGATTGAACATCAGCGGAGCAGTCGTATAGCTCTTTGCCGTGACTTAACGCTGTCTTGATAACCTTAAAGGCAGCGTTGGCCGCAGCAATCTCCGCTAACATTTACTCAGACGCTTTGCGAATGTCAGTGGCAATGCCTTCAACAAAGGTAGCTGATCCTGCGCCGATACCTTTGGCAGTGTCTGAAACCATAGACTGCGCTGAGTCAACAGTAGTTCCTACAATCTGCTGTGATCCGTCAACAGCACCGTTAAAGGTGTTGCAGCCCATAAGAGCCAAGGGTAATGCTAGTAATAAATGTTTCATTTTTATCTCCAGTTAAGGCGCTGTAGGCCAAGTTATGTCTGTAGGAAAGCCAGACTGTTCAGTTATATCTCTAAGTGCAATTCTGTAATCAAACCAAGATTGCTTTATTGTGCTGTTTAATGGCGAGTCGGGCATCTGCGTCCAATCGGATTCAGACAGCTTTTCGTCTCTATCATATCTAGCATTTCTAGCAAGTCGTGCTAACTCATCTGCCGTCCAGCCTCTAACCGTCCAGCCTAAAGTCCACACCCCATCTATAAGCGCAGGGGAATCTTCAGGCACAGCGGTTTGACTAGGTGCCGGTGTAGGCTTAGTAGCCATATCTACTCTGTAGACCCCCCACTCAGCTAAGGCTTCAGGCGGCATTTCTTTTAGGAAAGAAGTGTTAGGGTTTTCTTCTTTTAATTTTCTTACGCTATATGGAAAAGTATCTACAGCGTCATTTACTATTTTTACTAACATGTTTTATTCCTTTAATTAAGATGCTATACCGCCCAATACAATTTGCCCAGCAGCCAAGTTTGAGTCTGAAACTGTTCCTGCTAAAGTTAAATTAGTTGGGTCTGAATAATCATAGACAAATACGGTTTTATTCTCACTTCTAGCTTTAGCAAAAACTAACTCCCGCACTGGGTCAACTGCCAAGCTTCGAGTGCTTCCTTGGCCAAGATTAACTTCAGAAACAGTGTCAGTAATGCTCATAGATGAGGTATTGCTATAATCAACAACCGATAAGGTGTCCACACATAAACAAAAAAGCAATTCTTTACTTGGGTCAGTTGCAAGTACAGTTGGTTGATTTAAGTTTGTACTGTCAGAAAGGCTACTAATAACCGATAAGCTTGCAACATTTGATGTGTTTATAACAGCAACTTTGTCATTACTATAATGCCCAGTAAAAACAAGGTTGTTAGTAGTGTCTATTGCTAACCCGCCAGCGGTATTCATATTAGTAGAAGAAAGTAAAGTTGTTCTTTCTGACATACTAGCGGGGTTAGCTATGTTAATAGATGTAAGTCGCCCACCTGCTTTCATAAATGCGGTATCTCTAGCAGTGTCCACAACAATTTTATCGCCACCATAAGTGGTAGATAAACTGCTTGTTATAGACAGATTTGTAGGGTCGCTATAATCAACAGCATTAAAGTAATTGGGTGTGTTGCCAGAAACATAAACAATCTCTGTAACAGGGTCTGCGGCAACGCCTCTTGTAAAATCAAATTTGTCAGAATCTACAATTGAATCCGCTACACTGATATTTGCTATGTCGCTAAAATCTACACAGGTCATTTCATCAGAGCTT